GTCGCCGACGTCCACGGTGACCCGATCGACACGGCCGCCCTGGGTGAACAGGTCAAGTCGCTTGCCCAGAAGCACGTTGCGAGGGTCGGGTACGACGCTCACACGGACGGGCAGCTCGCCAAGTACGTCCGCAAGGGCCACGGTGAGAACGTCACGGGCCAGAAGGCCGCCGGCGCGTCCGCCGAGTTCGCCCGCCTCGTGTCAGCCGGCTCGATCGCTTACGCGAACGCCGACGCCGTCACCGATGACCTGACGTGGACTGTCCGCCGCGTCGAAGGGCCCGACGGCAGCTTCCAAGCCGTCCACGCCAAGGACGACAGGCCCATCACCGCATCCCTAGCCGCCATTCGAGCCGTGTGGCTCGCCTCGATGCCTGCTACAGCCGGAAGGTTGGTCGTTCGATGAGCCTCTGGGACACCGTCACCCTCGCCATCGCCACGCGGCCGAAGCTCAAGCACGTCATGAACCTCCCCGAGGCCCGGTCCATTGACCCGTTCCATGACTTCCCGGACCTCGATGCCAAACTCCTTGCCGTTCAAGGGCTCTCCCCCCGGCCCTGGCGGGCGGCGGGACTCCGGGAAGCTCTCGGAGTCCCGTCGATCCTCGGCGCGGTCACGCTGATCAGCAACACCGTCGGCAGCTTGACGATGCGGGCCCTGAAGAACGAGGTCGAAGTCCTCCCGGAGGACCGTCCACGGGTCATCGTCCGCCCCGATCCGAACAAGCGGGCCGACGAGTTCTTCACCGACACGGCCTACAACCTCGCCACGCGGGGCGAGTTCTGGTGGTGGATCGCCAAGAGGGACGCCGACGGCAACGCGATCGCCCTCGTCAACATCCCGCCGGAGCAGATCAGCGTCTCCCAGAACAACCTGAACATCCTGCGGCCGACGATCACCTGGAACGGCATCGGTGCCGGCCGACAGGTCAAGATGGCGAACCGCGACATGGTCCAGGGCACGTATCTGCGGGACGGGGCGAGCCTCCGCGGCGTCGGGCCACTCCAGCTCTGCGGCGCGGCCATCTCCGTCTCCGTCGAGTCCCAGGAATGGGCCGCCAACTTCTACGCCGACGGCGGCGCGACCAGCGCCCCGATCATCCACAGTGCGGTGGAGCTCAGCGACGACCCGGATAGCGACGAGACAGAGGCCGAGCGGTTCGCCGATGCATGGTCCGCGAAGGGCAACAACCGCGTCCGAGTGGTGGATCCTCGGATCGACAGCATCGACTTCCCGACGTTCAATCCCCAGGGCGCGCAGATGCTGGACGCCCGCATGTACCAGAACGGCGACACGTCCCGGATGTTCCTCATCCCGGGCGAGCTCCTGGAATACGCGATGAGCGGTAGCAGCCTGACCTATCAGAACCTGTCCACCGTGTACGACGACTTCCTTCGCCGATGTCTCCGGCCAAACTACCTCTCCAAGATCGAGTCCGCGATGTCAGACTTGATCCCGCGGGCCTTCGCAGCCCGGTTCGACACCGACGTCCTGACGCTCGCCGACGCGAAGACGCGCTATGACACCTATGCCGTCGGCATCACGGCCGGCATCATCACGCCCGAGCAGGCGCAGTCCTTCGAGGGGCTCCAGCCGGGCGACACCGACAACGCCCCGGTGCCGTTCAGCCCGCCACAGGCTCAGATCACGATCCTGCCGACCCAGGCACGGGCCGAGGACGCGACCCGCTGCGAGGACCGGATCATGGTCAAGGGCATGCTCCGGACCTGTAACAAGCTCATCCCGCCGGGCTTCGTCTGCGAGCGGTCCAAGCGGCATGTCGCCTGATGGCTCCCCGGGGCAGCAAGCTCAGCAAGCGGGAACGGGAGGTCATCGCGGCGATCGCCTACTGCGGCGACCAGAAGCGGGCCGCGATCCGCCTCGGCATCGCCGATCAGACGGTCAAGAACCACCTGACGACGGCATACCGTCGCCTCGGCGTCCACGGCATCATCGACGCCCTGTACGCCCTCGGCTGGTTGCGCGTCCCCAACGATCTGCGGGCCCTGGGTAGCGATCAGCCGTCGGCTGTGCTCACCGACGGGAGATCCTCGGGCAGCCCAGGGCCCGCGTATCATCCATCGTTGACATTGCAACGATTGCCCTACACAATCCCGCCCAGAACCGAATAGTTCCGGGACACAGTCGGCTTCGTCCGCCGTCCCTTCGTCGGCCTCCCCCTGCGGAACAGTCCGCACCAGCAGGGCAGCGGAGGCTTCTCTATGACAGACGAAGAGACCATCAGATACTTCGTCCCGGACGACGACATCGAGGTCCGCGACTTCTCCGAGCGTGTCGTCGAGATGCGCCTGCTGCCGTGGGACAAGCAGATCGACACGAAGCTCGGCCCCGAGCGGTTCACTCGCGGGGCCTTCGAGGGCACCGACCCCCAGAGCGTCTACCTCTACCCCTCCGAGCACCAGATGAAGATCGGCGTCGGCTCCGACGGCAATCCGAAGGCCGTCCGGGTCCCGATCGGGCGGGCGTTCGAGGTCAGTGACGACGGCACCGGGCCCACGGTCAAGTTCAAGGTCGCCCGCACCTCGGCCGGTGACGAGGCCCTCAGCCTGATGGCCGACCGGATCATCGGCGGGGCGTCCGTGGAGTTCGCCCAGGTCGCCGGCGGGACGGCCATCGAGAACCAGAACGGACGGCGTGTCCGTGTCCACAACCGGGCCCGCCTCATCGGCGCGACCCCGACCCACCGGCCGGCCTACGGCGAGCAGGCTGCCGTTCTTTCCGTCCGCTCGCAAGAGGAGGTTGCCCCGATGGGCGAAGAGACAGTCGCCCCGACGGGCGTGGACAACAGCGCGGCGATCCTTGCCGCCATCGAGAGCGTCAACGCTCGGGCGGCGGTACAGGAAGGCATCAACGCGAAGTTCATGGAGAAGCTGGAGCAGCTCCAGGAGCAGGCCCGCTCCGACATCAGCATCCCCGGTGGCGAGGACCCGAAGCCGAAGCTGGAGCTTGGCGGATGGGCCGACCTCGTGGTGCGCGCAAGCACCGGCGAGCGGCTCGCGGCCGACCAGGTCCGAACCCTCGATGACGTGATCACGTCGGACAACCTCGGCGTCGTCCCGCCGGCCTACCTGACCGAGCTGATCGGCGTCATCGACCCGTCCCGGCCGTTCCTCGGCAGCACCCGACGCCTCCCGACGCCGTCGGCCGGCATCAAGCTCATCGTGCCGATCATCACGCAGCGGCCCGAGGTCGCCGTCCAGGACGCGGAGAAGCACGACATCGCCTCGACCCCGAGCAAGATCAGCACGACCGAGTTCGACATGGTCACGGCCGCCGGTGGCGGCGACCTGAGCATCCAGCTCATCAAGCGGTCGTCTCCCGAATTTCTTTCGCTGTGGGTCGAGCTGCTCGCCGAGCAGTACGCCCGCGTCACCGAGGATCTCGCGGTCACGGCCCTGCTCGACGCGATGGGCGGCATCGGCAACGCCTCGCCGCTCGATCCGGCGGACACGAACTTCGGAGCGGCCTATGTGGCAGCGTTCGACGCCATCCGGCGCGGGCCTGACACGATCTGGCTCTCGACCGAGGCCGTCGGCGAGTTCATCGACGCGAAGGCGACGACCACCAACCAGCCCATGTACTCGTCGATCCAGCTGGACGCCACTGCGGCCGGCGGGGTCGCGGGCAACATCTCCGGCCTGCGAGCCGTCCACGTCCCGGCGCTCGACGCCCACGGCGCGTACGCGATCGTCGGCCCGGGCAGCGGCTTCGCGTGGGCCGAGGACGGCACGTACACCCTCCAGGTCGACAACGCGGTCAAGGCCGGCCGTGACGTCGCCCTTGTCGGGATGTTCTGGTCGGCCCCGTGGTACCCGGCTGCGTTCACCGCGTACAACGTCGCGAGCTGACCGATGGCCGACTGGCCGGACACGGACGAGCTGCAGCAAGTCCTGAACATCACGAGCGATGATTGGGACGTGACGCTCGACCGTGTCCGGTCGGCGGCCATCAGCAAGGTCAAGAGAGACGTCGGGCTCTGGGACGAGCTCGTCGATGAGCCCGACGACATGCTTGCCCAGGCCGCGCTCCGGATGGCCGAGATGATCAGCGAGCGGCCGACGACGCCGATCGTCCATCTCGCCAACGATCCAGCCTACCAGTCCCTCCTGAGCGGCCACCGTCGGAGCTTCGGCATCGGATGAGCAGCACGACGGTCCTGATCAACACCGACGCCGGCGGCTCGTTCTCCTATGAGCGGCCCTTCTTCGGGCTCCTGAACGCCGTGGTGCTCCACGTCAACACCCTGGATACCGCGGCGCTCGATGTCCTCATCTCCGACGCCACCTCCGACACCGTCTTCCACGAGTTCGGCGAGCTTGACGGCGACCGCTACTACCAGCCCGACCCGCCGTTCCCGGTCTACGGCTCCCTGTCCATCGAGGTCGTCAACGGCGGCGACACGAAGCACGGGTCATTGAGGTTCATGACGCAGACATGAGCGACGACACGCGGAAGGCCATCGCCAAGCGGCTCGACGCCAAGCAGAAGGCCCTGAAGGCCGCCCAGAAGCCCAAGAAGGCCCCGAAGGAGCAGAGTGGCGCTGAAGGGTAAGTCGCAGCTCAACGCGCGTCTGCGGGCGATCAAGCGCACGTTCAAGCCGATCGGCAAGGCGTGGGCCCTCGATGACGTCGCCGAGAACCGCCGTCGCGTGCCGGTGAAGACAGGTCGGCTTCAGCGCAGCTTCCGCGTCCGCAACGCCAGTCAGACCCGGGCGACCGTCGTCGGCCATTTCACGGCCAACTTCGTGGACGCCGGGACGAAGGCGCACACGGAGTCCGCCCACCGTCAGGCGATGAGCTTCGCCTACCAGGGCAGGACGATCTTCGCCGGCAAGGTCCACCACCGCGGCAGCAAGTCGCAGCGGTTCAAGCGGGCGGCAGCGATGGAAGCGCTCCGCAAGAACCCGATGGCGCTCGAGCTGATCAAGCAGTGGAACAACGCCGCATGATGACCCGTATCCCCTTCGAGACGGTCATGCGGTCGGCTGCCGTGCAGATGCTGACCGACTATGCCCAGGACACCAGCACGAAGCTCCAGATCTACCCCGGCCGTCCGCTGACCGTGAACCCGCCCACGGCCTACATCGAGGCCATGTCTGAAGACATCACGTGGTCCCCGGGCCTGCGGCAGCGGACGGTCCGCATCGAGATCCGCATCGTCTGGGGCCTGTTCGACTCGAAGGAAGCCGTGAACCAGCGGGACTACTTCATCGACAACTTCGTGGACTGGACATCCGACAATCCACACGCCGCCGGGGGAACGACGGTCCTGGAACCGCGGAACATCACCGATGACCCGAACTTCGTCGCCGACTGGATGCCACCGCAGCAGCAGCGGTCGATGTTCGCGTCCACGCTCACGCTGGAGGGCTTCGCCGGCGGATACTGAGGCCCAATCGAAGACAGAGCTCGTCATGTCCAGCGCAGGACGGTATGCGTAGCACTTAGAGGAGACGAGATGCCGGTACAGGGCTTCACACGCGCCCGACGCCACCAGTTCGCCCGTCAGACCACCTTCGGGACGAAGGTCGCGGCCCTGCGGGCCTATCCGAAGACAGGCGTCCCGACCGTCGACCTGACGAAGACGGACCCCGACGTCGACACGGGCTCCATCGTCAAGACGGTCGCGCCGTACCTCGGGACGTCGAACATCACGGCCGCTCTCACGGATCCGGCCCTCGCCTACGACAACATCCCGCTCCTCATGGCCGGGATCTTCGGCGGCGAAGAGGACCCCTCCGGCGGTGGCACGCCGCAGACGTGGACATGGAAGCCGAGCCCGGTTGACCCGCTCGATCCTGTCGACGTGTTCAGTTACGAGTTCGGCGACGACGTCGTCACCGACTGGTTCCAGCTCGGCGATGGCATCCTCGAAACCCTGACCCTGACCGGGCCCGAGGGCCTCGGCCCCATCTCCGTCTCTGAGTCCTGGAGGTTCGGCTCCGGCAGCTCCACGGGCTCGACCGACTTCCCGGCCGACGGCGGCGTGCCGGCGGCCCTCAGCGTCGACACGGCCCCGGCCTACGTCTACCTCAAGGATATGGCGATCTACATCGCCGACACCCTTGCCGGGATCAGCGGCGGGCAGATCACGAACGCCCTCCACAACTTCGTCCTGACGATCACCCGAGCGGTCGACCAGAAGCGTTGGGCCGACGGCACGCAGACGTTCGACGTCCAGGCCTACGGCGTGACCGGCTACGACGTCTCGCTCGCCCTGACGTTCGCCAAGACGACGGACACGGTCGGCACCGGCTCCGAGGCCGATGCGTGGTACTCCGAGGACGCGGTCGCCCGCGTCATCCAGCTCAAGTTCGAGTCCCTCGTGGACATCCCCGGCGGCAGCACGCCGTACTCGTGGAAGATCACGATGCCGGCGTGGTACTACACCCGCGACGACGGCGAGGTCGGTGGGAACACGACGGTCACCCTGACCGCCAACGCCTACTACGAGCCCGACACGTTCCAGGGCTTCTTCGAGAGCATCGTCGTCAACAAGCTGACGGACGCTGAACTCGGCGTCGGCGGCAGCTAGGCCGTGGAGATCCGATGCGTCTGCCCTCCGAAGGCAGACGGTTCACCGCGCCACGACCACGACGAGATCACGCTGAAGGAGCGGCTTGACTTCCGCTCCTCCATCGCCCTCCGCAACGCCCTCGCCCTGGCGAGCAACGAGAACGACGGCGAGCTCGACTTCGCCGACATCCTCGCCATCCTCACGGAGCGGTTCATCCGCTACGGCATCGAGGCGTGGACCGTCGTCGACGCCAAGAACCAGCCCGTTCCCGTGTCACAGAAGGCGATCACGGACCTGATCCTCACCGACATCGACCTTGCGACGGCGATCGGCGACGAGGCGGACGAGAGGTATCGGGCCGCGGCCCTTCTCCCTTTGATCGAGCGGGGACAGACGTCCTCGCGTTCTACGCCGACAACCGGATCGACATCTCCCACGACGCCGTCATCAACGAAGCGCCGGACGCGATCCTCGCCATCCTCGATCACGAGTATCCCGACGGCCGACACCGCGACGACTTCGAGCTCGCTCGATGGCGGCTCCAGCTTATCGCCGAAGTCGGTGTCGGCCGCCTGAGCCGGCAGCATCAGGCCGAGGAAGATAGCAACGTGGCCCATCTGAAGCAGGCGATGCGCTGACATGGCGATCTCGGAGACCGCCAAGCTCATCGCGTCCCTGGAGCTGAAAGACCTGTTCACGAAGACCGTCGATTCGTCGGTCAAGTCGTTGAACAAGCTGGACAAGTCGCTCGACTCGTCCCAGAGCAGGGCGTACAAGGCGGGTTCCCAGATCGGAACCGGGATCAAGCGCGGGGCGGCCATCGCGGTCGCGGGCATCGGCCTGCTCGCGACACAGGTCGCCCTCGGCGTCAAGTCGCTCGAAGGCGTCGAGAAGGTCACGGCGCAGACGAACGCCGCCCTGAAGTCGACCCACGACGTCAGCAAGCAGACGGCCGACGGCATCCGCGCGATGTCCAACGAGTTCGAGTCCCTCAACGCGACGATGGACGACACGGCCATCCAGGCCGGGGCCAACGTCCTCCTGACGTTCACGAACATCCGCGAGAAGGCGTTCAAGCCGGCGCTTCAGGCCGCTCTCGACCTGTCCACGGCGATGGGACAGGACCTCCAGTCGTCCGTTGTCCAGCTCGGCAAGGCCCTCAACGATCCGGTCAAGGGGATCACGGCCCTGACGCGGGTCGGCGTGTCGTTCTCGGCCGCCCAGAAGAAGCAGATCAAGGACCTCGTCGCCCAGAACAAGACGTACGAGGCGCAGAAGATCATCCTCGCGGAGCTGAACAAGGAGTTCGGCGGCTCGTTCCTTGCCCAGGGCAACACGACGGCGGGCAAGATCGCGAAGGTCAAGGACGCGATTGACGATCTGCAGCGGGCCCTCGCCACGGCCCTTCTGCCGGCCCTCGGGAAGATCGCCGACGCCACGACGAAGTTCCTGACCCGGCCCGAGGTCATCAAGGCCGTCTCCGACCTCGGCCAGCAGATCGCCGGCCTGTTCTCCGACAAGAACCTTGCCGAAGGAGCGAAGGTCCTGGAAGGGATGTTCCAGACGGCGAAGGACCTCGCCCCGATCATCGAGGCATCGGCGAAGGCGACGTTCACGCTCGTCCAAGCCGCCGTCGGCCTGTTCAAGAGCCTGCCGCCGGAGATCCAGTCCCTCGCCGTCGGGGCCTTCGCGATCAACAAGCTCACGGGCGGCCTCGTGACGAACATCGCCGGCGGCGTTCTCGACCTGATCAAGGGCAGCCGCGGAGCGTCGCCCGCGAACCCGGTCTTCGTGTCGGACATCTCCGGCGGTCTCGGCAAGGGCGGCGGAGTTCCCGGCCTGCCCGGTCTGCCCGCCGCCGCAGGTGTCGCCGGCATCACGACGATCCTGACCGCTGCGGCTCCATTCCTTGCCGTCCTCGCGGCGACGGCGGTCGCGGACTTCGTCGGCCCGAAGGCGGGTCAGCCGATCACGCTCGGAAAGCCGCAGGGGTTCGTGTCACCGAAGGGCGGCTCGCCGTCCAATCCGGTCTATGTCAGTACCGGCTCCCTCCCGAACCCCATCCTCGACCGCGGCGGGCGTGAGTCCGGCGGCTTCAGCAAGGATCTCACCGGGGCCCTCGCCCACGTCCTCAACGCCTTCGGCAAGCAGGACGCGGGCTTCAAGTTCGTCCTCGGGGCTCTCCATCAGGACTTCCGGAACGCCCTGAAGGAGCTGTCCGGGGCGAAGACGGCCTCGGAGATCAAGAAGGCGATCATCGACGCGAACACCATCATCTTCAAGAAGGGCATCGGCGGCTCCGGTGGCGCGGCGGCCACGGAGAAGAGCCTGCGGGCCCTCCTGGCCAAGTTCCCGCAGCTCGCCAGCATCCTCGTCCCCGAGATCCGCAAGGTCCACGCCAAGATGCTCGGCCGCCAGTTCGAAGAGGCCGAGTTCCGCAAGTTCGACAAGATCAGCAAGTCCAACCTGGACAAC